CATCTGATACCTGAGCCATAATAAATCTATATCCTTTCTTGTTTAACTTTGCAACCCGAAACCTTTAGCAATATAATCAAAAGTTCTATCAACTGCCGAGCCGCTAGAATTTACAAAAGCAATACTGAAACCATTAACAGTTTTTGAACTGATTGTAAATGTATCTCCCGTTTGCATATTTTGAGCCGCTATACCTAAAGCTGGCACTTCAAAAAATGGATTTGTAAATGTCACTGTTTTTGAACCTGATGAGGTCGCTAAATTACTTTCTCCAAATGTACGTTCTTCAATATTTGTTTTTATAGCAATAGATTTTACGTTACTAGATGTTTGGTCATCATCGTTAGTTAATTTCAATCTAAATTTAGCAAACTTAAATTTAAATGTAGCTGATTGTGTTATATCTCCAAAAGATGTGCAATCTGCTAGTGAGGTATTTGATGTTGCTATTTGTACTCTGTGGAAAGCGTGTAATTGTTCTGTTCCATCAAAGGGGGCTTTGGCACTGTCAAAAAATAATGCCCCTCGACCCGAATCAAACAAATCATAAGGGTTTTCTGCATCAAGAGTGATACTAGGCACTACATCGCCATCATATATTTGAGAAAAAGATATTGAATTTACAAAATTATAAAAACCTTTTGAGTCTCTGTTTTTGTTGTTAAAATTAGGATTTGAGGTTGTATCTGTGCCACCTAGTTCAAAGTCTCCACTAGGGCTGTCGAAATTTCCAACAGTATCATCAAAATTAGTAACTGTATCAAGTGTTATAACTGTGTCCCCTGATGGGTCTATTTTTACTGCTAATGGTAAAGTTCCGTCCATTTGATCTGCCCCAGTAAATATGTTTGGTGTTTCTGTAAAACTAGACACAGTTTTATAAGCCTGTATGCCTGATATATTAGTAGATACGATGGTTTCTGTCGCCGAACTATTGCCGTTTTTGTCCACCGCTTTTATTAAATAACTACCCGTTCTTGCTGGAACTACTGCATTATCACACTTTCTACGAGGACATCTAACAAGGTTTGTTGAGTTAATCCATTTAGCACCAGTTAATGTGTCTTGAAATCTAATGTCATAATAAGAAATATCTAAATCACTATTTTGACTAGGTGGAGTCCAAGTCAATTTCATTTGATGTTGTCCGTGCATTTCAACAGCAAAATCTTCAACATTACTAGGAACTTCAACACCACCAACAATTTTACGAGTTGCAGATACAAATGTTGATTTGGCGTTGATAGTATTCACCGCCCTTACTCTTACTTGGTAAGTAGCCTCATCTATCACGTTTAAGTGTTGATAGTTTAATATTTTACCAGTTGCTATTTCTCTAAACGAATCACTTACAGCATTACCATTTGGGTCTAGTGTTTGTTTTATTTGCACCTCATAATTTTCAACAAATTTGTCTGGAGATACACCTACTGTTATCAACAATCTAGTTATTACGATACCATCTGCATATTCTATAAGTTCATCATCTAAAGTAACACTAGCTGGTGGTTGGACACTAAATGGGTTTGGCAAAGTAGTATCTGGTATTGTTGCGGGTGCTACCTGAGTTCCAAAAGCATAGTAACTATCTTGATGCTCACTTAGTTGTAATGTGATTGTGTGATCTGTATTTATAGTCATACCTTGAATACGAAATGGTTTAGCCGAGAAAGACGGCGTGGCGTGGGTAATATTAACGATATCTCCAATAGCTAAATCTAATGCAGTACCATCACATTTTAGTGAAACATCTAAACTTGATCTTGACCTACGCAATATAATCTCTGCAAGTTCTTGGGCCTGATGCTGATTTACAATCATGGGGAAATCAAATTTACCCTCTAATAATATTCCCCCGTCTGCTGTTTTCATATTGCTATGTGTATCAGCACTTGCAAGTCCTGTTTCATCAACTGGAGGAAACTGTGCGGTATCTGATTGATAATTTTTTGATGGATTTGTAAAATTGACTATAACTCTATTAAAACGAGAGTTTTTGTTTTTACTGGCTACATTAATACCACCTATAATGTTATCCTCTGTTAAAGTTACGCTTGCACTACCAGATGTTTCAACTAATACTTTGTATTTTCCAGCAGTAAAATTTAAATATGATCTAGTGCCTTTGACAAAGTCTGCTACAAGGTCAATAGATTTTTTTGATGTATCTACGACTGGGTGGCTGTCTAATAAATCAATCTGACTTGCACCACTAAAAGGTGTAATATTAGCATCAACGACATCGCCAGCCGTTTGCCAGTCTGCAAAATTACTATCAAAATAACTATCTGCAATACCCATGCCAAATCTTTCGTTTCTTAAATAATCTAACATTTGGTAAATGCCGTTATCTGAATACTCCCAAGTTGTACTATCGTTTTGTCTATGTGAACCAGAGCCACCAGTTTTTGTGCCGTCTAGATTTGGATTGTAAACTTTCCGACCTTTTACTATTGCAGTTACTTGCGGCAAAGAACCGAAAGCATCTGAGTTCCATTTAAATTTTAGTGCTATGTACGCAAGTCCTCTAAGCCGATGGTTTGACGTCCATGAGGATAATTCATCTAATAGAGTTGATGCACTTTGCGAATCAGTTCCGTAGTGTGGTTCAACAGTAATTAGACTTTCTGCACTAGAGTCATCATCTGGTGCTTTAAAATAGTTTGCATCAGAACTAGCAACAGTTCTTTGAGTATTGTCTGCCAAGTCTCCACTAAAAGTAACCTCGTTATCATTAATAAATATTTTAGTAATATCATCTATCTCGCCCTCTGACACAACAATAGCCATATATAAAAACTCGTTGTCAGTTCCCGAAGTTTCTACAAAAACAACATTTCCTCCAACTTTCCTTGTTCCGTAAACTATTGGTATGTGTGCATTTGCACTAATTTTGTTTATTAAAACTCCTCTAGCATTTACATCAGGTTGATTACCACCAAAGTCAGGTATTTCAGGTATAGGATTTATCCAACTAATTACATCAACGACAAGATCGACTACGAAATCAACAACATCGCTGACAAAATCTACAGCATCATCAATTATATCGCCTGGGTCACACATCTGAGTACCTCCATAAACCGCCCATCTTTTCAAAGCCGTATCTGTCTAATAATTTATCTGCTACTAATTTTGTAGATATAGTCAAATGTATGTGCCTACCTTTTGCCTGATTTTTAATTATATCCATAGTTTGATTAAATAAATTTAATGATCGATATTCTTTTAATATATAAATTACTTGAACTGTTAATAGTTGCTCTTTAGACCATAAATACTCGTTCATCATAAAAATAGTTATTCCAACTATTTTGTTTTTATCTAAATCTTTTACTAAAATTATTTTTCCTTTTTGTAAAAACATCATCAAAGTTTGTTTCATTTTTGCTCTGTGTATGTGAGGATAATCTAATGCTGGGGCTTCTTTTTCAAACTCATGTAATATTTCAAATATCTCGTCCATGTTTTTATTTGATGCCTCATAAAAGTGAAAACTTGTCATTAATCTCTACCCCATTTTATATCTCTTACAGTCAAAGCCGCAAACTCCATACCTTTATCTCCACTAAAAAATCTTTGTTGAGAATTATCTGTTGTTACTCTTCCGCTAGTTTTTTGAAAGTTACCCCAATGAGAAGTTAAATTTAATACTAAGTTTGCAGTGCTTGTAGTGTCGTTAATTCTGTACTCGTCAATCGTTCCAAAAAATAATAAGAAAGGGTCAGAAATAAGAGCATTACTTGAGTTTAAAAAACCTCTGTAAATATAAACTTCTTTGTTAATTATGTTTTCTGATAAAGCTATTGATATGTATGTTTGATCGACTCCAGAAAGTGTAAGCTGTAAACTATTTTTTGTAGGTTTATTTGTTTCATTTATCCCACTAATGTTTTTTAAATGTCCATTTGTAAGATAAGTTCTTGATGAACCAGATACACTTGATGTTATATCAAAGGGTGCATTTGTTAAATATATTGGTGTACCAAATTCTATCTCAACTAATAATACAGGGTCAATAACCCCTGTTGCTAATTCTGTCTTTACCGAACTCGATAATCCTCTTGCCATTATAAACTCTCAATAACATCTATTTCATATTTAAATAATAAATTTCCATCTTTGTCGTTTGAGTTTGTTTGAAACTCTTGAACATCGTTAGTCATGTGAACTGTAACTGGTATTGATTTATAAGTCACAGCACTGTTATCAGCTAAAGCAGTTCTAAGTGGTGGCTCTATTGTAACAGTTGCGGCGTTACTAGATGAGGTTACATCTTCAACCACCATATATAATTTATCGTGAGCGAACTTGATGAAGTCACCAGCACGTAATCTTTGAGTGCCGTCAGCAGCAAATCCGTCTATTGCTATTGTTGTATCAGCTGAAGAATGTGCGCCATTGACCAATAAAGTGCCTGTTTCATTACCTTGACTGTCTAAGCTAGTTGGTAAAGTAATAGTAAAATTTTCTTTTCGGCTTCTTTGTTTGACCATAAAAGCCATAATAGGTGCAAAATCTGCTCTAGTTAATAAAGGATAAGATACTGTAAAACTAAATCTTTGACCTTGTACTTGTCGTCTAAATGTTTTGCCACTATCAGTTTCACTAAATAAAGTTTTCTGATTTGATCTTAAATTAATTGCTTGAAAGTTTGTGTTTGGTAAAGAGCCACTCATATCAATGCCGCCTTACCTTTTTCATTAACAGCACTGTTAATCATGTTTACAATGACACCTCTGCTATTAACTAATAATTCATTAAACCCTCTAGCATCAACAGTATTGATATTAAAGTTTACTGTCACTGGTTGTCCACCACCAAGCTGATTATTTGGTATTACATTTGATGCTCTATCAGGTACGACCATTTCTGGCCCAGCCTCTCCGACCATGTATGGTTGTCCTTGATTCATTCTACCACCAAGTCGTCTGCCTTGATATTTTCGACTTGCTATTGTTGCAATCTGGGCCGCACCTAAAGCCGCTATTAAACCAGCAATCGGAATACCAAATGGCCCCATCGCTAAGGCTCTTGTGACACCTCTTGCAGTATTAACAACTGCATCTGCAATCGCTAAAGCTTTATTAATTTGAAATGCTTTTTTATTTGTTTTTGATAACTCTCCTAAAAGTTCTCTGCCTGATGCTTTCATCAAGTCCATTCTTTCTTTTTCATTTAATTTTTCTAACTCAAACAAATTAAAGTTTCTGTTTTTTATTGCCTCAATATTTTTGTTTAATCTGTCCTCTCTTATTCTTGCCTCTTCTTCCACAGATGCTTTTACTAATGCTAATCTTTCTTTTATCCCCTCTAGTTTAACTTTCATCTCTAACTCATTTAAATTTTTTAAATGTTTTGCAAGTATTTGTAATTCAAGGTCTCTATCAGAACCATCTAAAATTCTTTGCTCTGTTAAAAATTTAAGTTTATTTCTTTGATCTTCAATAAGTTCTAATTCTTTAGCTTGTTTGTCCTCTAATAATTGTAATTCTGACTTATGAGATTCTTTTATTTTTTCTAAAAGTTTTTCATTTGCCTTAACACTTTTTTCAGTCTCTTTTACCAAATCAAATATTGGTGCGTCTGGTAAATTTATTTCTTCAAATTCACTCATTTTATCTTTTAAATCGTTCATGGCATCAATATTGGCTTTTACCTCTTTATCAACAATTCCTAAAAATTGTAAAAACTGGTCAAACTTAGTGACAACAAAAGCAACTGATTTACCTACTGCCTCAAAAGCAATATTAACACCTTGAATTAAAAATGATGTGAGTTTACCAAGTAATCCTATTAATGGTTCTATAAACTCTATTGTAGCTGATATATTATTTGTGAATCTTGCAACTTGTTCTGAAACCTCCGAGCCAAAAGCATCTTTAAGATTATCAACTGCAATTCCAAAGTTAGAAAATGAAACTGATAAATTATCTAATAAAGCCTCAGTTGCACCCCCAAATTGTTCTTGAATACCTTTACCAAAAGCATCAACAATTTTTTTAGCCCCATCAGCAGACTTACCAAATTCTGATATTTCTGATCTAGTAATACCAAGCTGTTCTTCAAGTATTCTAAGAATTGGTACACCTCTGTCTCCCAATCTTTGTATTTCTTCTAATCCAAGACCACCACTAACAGTTCTTGCAAATAAATCTGTGACAGCCTCTAATGAACCTATTTGATCTGTTGTTATTGCGGCAGTGTTTGTGAATATATTTAATAATTCCTCTGATGGTTCTATTCCAGCCGCTTTTAATTTAATAAAAGACCTAGATAAATCTTGAATTGAAAATTGTGTTTTAGTTGCAAATTTAGAAACAAACTCAAATGCCTCTGCACCCTCTTCGGCACTTCCTGTTACAGATGACAACGATGTTCTTAGGTCTTGAAACTCTGCTGTTGTTGCTAAAATATTTCTGACAACTAATGCACCTCCAACAGCCGCTAATGCCGCTTTTAATTTACCAGCAGAACTTTTAACTTTATCTAAATTACCTTGAACATTTTTAAGGGCTTGTTTGGATTTATCCTTTGCAATTATATCTATATTTACTTTTTTAGTTGCCATTATCTAATTCTTACATTTTGTTTTTTTTGTTCTTTCTCTATTTCTTCACTTTGTTGTTCAAAGTATGCAATCCACATATTAAACTCAAAGCAACTCATTTGCAATATTTCTGGGATAGTTTTATGTAATCTTTCTGCAACAGCGATTACATTATAGACGTCAGGATTTTTTAGTTTTTTTTTGCGTCCTCGTAGTCAGAACCTAAAATTTGATTCGAAACTCTGGCGATGACATCTGTATCTGCTTTTGTTTTAAAACTAAGTATGTGAGTAGCATTAAACATCTTGTTATGATCTTTGTCTAACGCCTTTTCAATTATGACATCAATAAGAATATTAAGGTCGCCACTATTAGCACCTTTGAACAGTTTGGATTTCTCCATCATATTAAAAGGTTTAGCGTAAATAGCTTTATCGCCTACAAGTCCCCACTCAGGAACTTCTATTACTCTTATTTCAGTTTCTTCAAAATGACTTCGTATTCCGTCAAAATAATCGGGTTTATTATCGTCAGCCATAAATTATATTATACTGTGCCGATAGTTAAGCCGCCGTTACCTTGTATAGATACTGTTCTTGTAGTCACTCCATCTAAAGTCACACCTACACTCATTCCAGTTATAATTCCTGTTCCTGACAATTTTTGCTCGCCTGAACCTGAACCCTCTGGCATGAACTCAAAACTTAAACTAGAACCTTGTACTAGATTACCCTGAGCCGTATCGTCATCGTCAAAATTCATATCAATAGAGGCTGTAAATGTACCTCTACCAACAACATAAGATTTCATAGAACTACCTAATGCTGTGTCCTCTACAATGTCGTGTGTTGTATCAACAGTAAATCCAGTTGCTTGACCAATATTTACGCCACCAACATGAACCACTGCGTCTTTACCATGATGAGTTGCCATAATTTATTACTCCTTTTCTTTCTTTAATTCTTTTATAACTTTTTGAGTTTCTTTTTCAACTGATATTTTTTTATTTTTACCCTCAACAGTAAAACCTCTTTTCTCGTAATACTCTTGAAAGTCAGGCGAGATTTTTATTTTTGTGTCTCCTTTAACCATTACTATATCCATAGCCATTATGAAGTCCCCCTTGTAAATTCATACATTACACGCACAGTTATTCTGACTCCACCATAAGGATAAATTGTACCCTCGTCTGACGATGCCTCAATAATTTGTGTATCCAACGCATTTCCATTTCTTGTTATATCATTATCAAGTGTTTCTTCAACTACTTCAATAATCTGGTTTCTAACAGTATCAATATTTGAATCTGTACCTTTGCCAAATGCAACTATAGAAAAATCTATTGTTCCTGTATATTTACCTGACCCTGTTGCACCCATAGCAGAGGGTTCTCTAGTTTCGTCTCCAGCTTGAATAAAAGCGGCTGGAAACTGTGCATCTGATAATTCTTCTACCTCAAATGGTTCTCTTGTTAATTTTTTAAACTCAATAGGGCTAGTCACAGCATCAAGTTTTGTAATTATATCATTTGCTATATCTTCTCTTTTGCTCATATTCCCAATTCTTTAAAATAAAAACTACTAAACTCATTTACTATTTTTGGTTCTTCTTTAATACCAATAGCAAAAAATGGTCTTTTGATCTTTCTTTTACCTACACCAAAACTATCGTGAAAACTAGCTATCTTTTCTCTTTCTTTATTTGCAAACATTAAAGTATTTTTAAAACCTCTTTTTCTGTAATCTAAAGACCTGAACATCTTACCAGTATCAGTTAAATCTACAAACCCTGTTTGTCTGCCTCTGTTTTTTCTATCTCTTTTAGTTGATTTAGCATAAGGCAGCATCTTACCTCCATCAGGTAATCGACCTTTTTGGGTTCTTTTGGTAATCATTAAGATAGCCATATTAGAAACTCTGTTGAGAGACTTTTGTATTGCTTTTCTTTGTTTTCTACCGATTCGTTTTAAAAGTTTTTTTACTTCAATGTCATTGACATTAATTTTAATGTCAGCGACCATTATCTCACTAATCGTAAATTGTGTAGAGGCTCTTTCTCACTATCAGATACAGTCCCCCCGCCGTCCTCATCATATTCGACCCCGTCCCGCAATATTGCTTGGAACTCTTCATCGTATCTGTCCCTGTAAAAATCTATTTGTACTTGGAATGTATCTTTACCCTCTCCAGTGTCAGGGTCTCTCCATTTTGTAAGTTGAGGATAAATGTATTTCCATAGTGCTAAATAAACAACAGATAACTCCCACTGTGATGCAGTAAGTTTAC